TGCTTTTATGTTACAATTTTCAAAAATTGATAGCAATGTTATCTTAGTTTCAAAAGATATCAACGTACGAATTAAATGTGATGCCTTAGGCATTAAGTGCGAAGATTATCTAAAGATGCGTGTTTCCGTTGAAGAACAAAAATTCTATCGTGGTGTAGAAATCGTTGAAGTAGATGAAACACTAATTGATCAATATTACCAAAATGGTTCATTAGAATTACCTCCAGAAGTCTTTGAAGAACGAAAATTATATCCAAATCAAATCATAGTTCTTAAGAAAACGAAAGATGGACAAACTGGAAAATCAGCGATTGCTAAATTTACTGGTAAAAATAATGTTATAATTCCCATTGAAAAAATTGAGAGCGTATTTGGTCTAAAACCTAGAAATAAAGAACAGAGCTTTTCGCTTGATTTGTTATTTGACAACAATATTAAATTACTAACATTGGTTGGTCCTTCTGGAACTGGAAAGACATCGTTGGCACTTGCTGCTGCTCTTGAACAATTAAAGGGAATTGGACCACAACAAACTGCGAAATACGAAAAATTAGTTGTTACACGTCCTGTGCAACCTGTAGGAAAAGAGATTGGGTTCTTACCAGGTACTCTTGCAGAGAAGATGGAACCGTGGATAGCGCCCATCCGTGACAATCTGAATTTTTTGGTTAACAATAAGAGAACAGTACCAAAGCCAAGAAAAAACTTTTCTGGTGACGGCGGAAAGCCAATCCGTGATGATGGAATTTATTTGTCTATGTTACAAGAACGTGGTCTAATTGAAATTGAAGCAATTACATTCATTAGAGGAAGATCGATTCCAAACTCATTCATCATCATTGATGAAGCACAAAACTTGACAATGCACGAATTGAAGACAATTGTGACTCGTGTGGGCGAAGGAACAAAAATTGTTTTAACAGGTGACATTGAACAAATCGATAACGTATATGTTGATGCATATACAAATGGTTTAACGTATGCTGTTGAAAAGTTTAAAGATTATGATATTTCAGGACACGTTACACTTATAAAAGGGGAGCGCAGCGCACTTGCCACACTTGCCAGCAAAATCCTATAGTTAGGTTAATCTTGTAAATTTGCTACACTGGCATAATGCCATGCGATTTAAAATTTACGTTGATTATACGACAGAAGAAGTTCCACGTCCTTTTTATGTTGGAAAAGGTACAGAACGACGTTTAAAAATTCTCAAACGTAACAAACTTCACACAGCAATATCAACGAAATACGGTTTCGATCGTCGTGTTGTATTTGAAACCGACGATGAACAAGAAGCGTTCAAAAAAGAGTGTGATCTGATCGTTGAACACAACACGTTTATCTATGATGGTGGATGGGGAGCTAATTTTACATTAGGTGGTGAAGGCACGACTGGTCATCCTAAACTTCATCTCCATGGTGAAACACACCCTATGTTTGGTCGAAAACACTCTGAAGAATCAAAACGTAAAAATAGTGAATCGAATAAGATTTCGTGTTCTGGTGAGAGAAATGGAATGTATGGAAGACGTCACAGTGAAGAAACGCGGAAAAAGATCGGTGATAATCAACGTGGATGGCATCATACTGAAAAAACAAAAGTTAAATTAGCAGAAGCAGCTAAGCGACTTCATACGGGTCGTAAACACACAGAACAAGCAAGAAAAATATGTCAAAAGCAAGAAAAGGAAAAATCCCGTGGAACAAGGGAAAGAAAATTGGAAAAAGAAAAATACCAAGAATCTTTTCAGAACAGGCACGCAAGAACATCTCTGAAACGTGTAAGGGTCGTATTCCATGGAATAAGGGTCGCAAGATTGTCAATGATCATGAAACTAGCACTTAAACGTAATTCGTTCTTTGTTATTGGTGGTAGTCCCACACGTAAAGTATATTTCCAGATGTGAGTGGAATTTTAGACAACAAATCTCGAGTGCTTGACACGATTGTCACACAAGAAGGTCGGAAACAAATTGCATCTGGAAAATTACAAATTAAGTACGTGTCATTTACTGACGCATCGACATATTATGCCGCAGACTTAATAAGTGGTTCAGTTGATGCAACAACACGAATTTATCTTGAACAGTGTTCATTACCTCAAGATCAAATAACGCTTGAGGCTGATGACTCTGGTCGTCTTCAACCATTTAAGAATAATGAAAATGTAACCGTTAAAAATGGTCAAATTCTTGCATATTCATTTAGTGCATCTACATCATCAATAATATCTGGTTCAGATCAAAAAATGATCTTTCTTAGGGGTGATGAATTTGCATCAACAGCTGGTGCATTATTGGATTCATCAATCGATAATTTTAATAAACTACGTTTAATAGGTACAAAAGATCATCTGTTTGAAGATGACGGATTTGGTTTTGGAAATAGTAATATTGAATTTGTCATTAATAATAATAGACCAATTAGTGATGCTACACATTATGCAGAAAACATCAATCATTTAGAGAGTTTATTTAATGATGTTAAGCTAAGTAACGTAAAAAACTTTATGTTTTTACCTCCTGTGAATAAGCATAATGATTCTACTTTACCTCAACAACAAGCGATTAATAGCGTTTTAAGAGATCACAGACAAACATCACGAATACAACTTGGCCATTATAAACCTTGGGGTCGAACTCATGTTCATAAATTGTCTGCTAGACAAATTGAACATGAACTTGAACACTTTGAACGTACTGGGTTTAGTAAGTTGATTATGATTGATCCAACTTCAAAAAATAATAACATTACGGGACAATTTTTTGAAATTAATCATCATACAATGAACAAACTTGATGTTATTGATTTTGGCAAGTATGAATGGCATGGATCAATACATCATGTATTTTTTATTGGAAAAGTCATGACTGATCAAAATAATACTCATACATTTATTCATATTTTTACGTTAGTTTTTGGATAATACATGTTCTACTATGAAAACGTTAAACATAACTTGTTGGAAGTTGACAATGATTTTGCTACGTTAACCAACATTGACGAAAGAGGTAATCCTACATTTGAGTTTTTTTATTCTATTTCACCAAGTGATGCTATTGCTTATAATGCAACGCTTGTTCTTGTGACAATATCACAACGTCATGTTGGACCAGGAGCATTGGCAGTTGAAAATCACGACGGAAGTGTGAATACACATAAACTTGTAAACAATATCGTAGGTGCATCTACAAATATTAAAAGTACAATTAAACAAAATGAAGATGAATTTGTTATAGCAAAATACAAAAGTGACATCTCATCAAAGATTAACAATGAAATTATAGGTCAATTAACTCCAAAAATACGCAAATCAAATTTACCTCAACGGAACAAATCTGTGTTAAAACTTGTTTCTGTTGGTGATTTACATGTTAGTAATGAACAAAAACCGTTATTAAACTTAATTGCACATCATACGTTGTATGACATACATACACTTCGTTCATCATCAATTGACGTTGATCCAACATCAATAATGCTCGATATGATAACCAGACAAGGGATAGATCCTACGCATGTACTTAATTTAACGCACCGTAGTGTACATGCTGAAGATTCTAGAGCAGGAACACTGCGTCCCAGCAATGCACAAGAATTTGATAACACAATTGCAACACAATTATTAAATTATTTTTTGTTTCCAACTGAAACACATTACAGAACAAATACATCATCAGATCAAGAACGTTCAGATGTAATTCCTGTTCTTGTTTCTGAGCCTCAGGAAAAAATCACTGTAAAAGTAATAGGAACTATTGATATTTCACGTCTTAAAAAAGAACGTCTTTATAAAGATAAAGGCGGCACAAATTTTAATATCAAATTTGATTTAGTCGATAGTAAAACTTTTCAAATTGTAAGCTCGGTTACAAAACAATTAGATATTTCTTTACACACTCAAATTTATTATACTCCAACAATTCGTCCAACAGTAACAGTAACAAAATCAGAAATATCATCTCGTGCAAATCTTGAAATAACACAACAAGATCCTGGTGCGACTGGTGTTGTTGTATACAAAAAAATTGTCAGTGTGGCAACAGTTGATGCTGAAGATTATTCAATTATTGGTAAGTTCAAAGTTAACTATAAACAACAACCTTTGTTAGTTCAAGTTGAATTACCTCATAGTTGTGCAGCAATTTATCGTGTGATCCCAGTTGGTCAATTAGGAACTAATGGATCAGAATACACAAATGTAGTAATAAAACCAGCACATTATGTGAAGATTAAATCAGTAGCTTTGTCTTCACAACCAACGCCAACAGGTGTAATGCTTTATGCCCGTCATATACCTCACAATGTAGTGTCATTAGCGTTCAAAGTGAAAAACATGACAACGTATGAAAAAAATTATCGTACAGTTGGAGATACCATTTTGGTGGTAACTGATGTGATGCGGGCTGCAGATCACGTAACAATAATTGATAGTGATGTACAACGAAATAACATTTATGAATATGTTGTTGAACTATATTACAAGTCAGGAACTTCTGAAATATCTGGATATACAACAATCGAAGTAATAAAACCAGAACCAGGAAAAGTTGATGTAAAAATTACTGATGTTAACGTTGACTTAAGTGGTAATGAACCGAATGTTACGTTTACTATAACAACAGATTTGATTGATAGTAACATTGATGTTGTTAAAACGTTATTACAAAAACAAGACAATTATGATTTGTTTAAAACTGAAGTAGCAAATGAACGACAATTTTTAAAGAGCTTAATTGCACATAATATACAGAGGGTTAACTTAACCACCGGAATGAGAGAAAATTTTGGTACGATTACGTCAACATCTTTTTCAGATAAAGATATGCGAAAAAACCAATCGATTCGTCATCTTGTTCTTGGACATCACTACACATATGAAATTTATCCTTTAATCAGAAATCCAGAAACATTATTTCCATCATATCTTAAGACAAGTGTTGATCCAATAACTCGTAAAACATATTCTTGGAATCCTTCAAAATCTTTGCATCCTCTTGCACTTGATCGTGGCATACTTGTGTCAGCTGAAGGTTTACGTACTCGTTACTCAAAAGATGATATGTCACATGGTAGAATTGGTGTAGTTCAAAAAGTAGACATTACTTTTGATGACGAAATATCAAGTATATTTGATCAAACTGTTTCAAGATTTGATAAATATCGAAATATCATTTCATGGAAAATTAAAGGTTTAATAAGTTCAGTTGATCATTTCATAATAATGAAAGATGTTCTTGGCGTGCGTACTATTATAGGCAAGTTACACAATGAGTTTGAAACAGGAAATTGTCGATTTATTCATAAGTTAACGTTTCGTGATTCAGGTGCATACCAATATGTAATAACACCAGTTTTTAACACTTATAAAGTTGGAATTAGTGTAAAAACAAATTTTGTTCTCGTTGAGGTTGAATAATGACATTTAAAACAATTCGTGGAACAGGTGGTGGAGGAATCAAACTAGGACAGCCTCAAATTCAAACTGTAATCAATGATGATTCTTATGCATTTGCACTAAATATGAAACAAGATTCTCCTGGTTCATTTGCATCACAAATTTCTACTGGTGCACAATTTATTCAAATTGGTAAAAATGAACTTAATTCAAATTCTAATCACTCATTGACACAACTTACGCAACTATTGATTAGTGATAATGATACGTTATTACCTGCATTTCATACTCACTCACCGAATAATCAAATTTTACCAACATTTGCATTACATCTACGTCCTAGAAATGTGTCTGGAATAAATCATGGTTTATCTGAAAGGTTTGTAAACTCAGCAAAGGTATTTCAACCATATGAATTAATAACTGGAATTTCACATGAACGACCAGAAATTATAATGTTGACAGATTTTTTGCCAATTATCGTAAATGATGGCAATCAATCACATCCTGCAGCTATTATTCACGTTGCAAATGGAGGGTATGATGCGTATCTAACTCCCGCCGGTCATTTGTTAAATACTCACATACAAACAAGAAACTTACGTTATCAAAACGGTTTACAAATGATGACGAGATTGCGTCAACAATTTAAACACTTACATTTACATTTCAAAAATAATCACGAAGCGTTGGAAAAAAGTTTGCATGATTTGAGCACTGATACAGATTTTTTGCTTGAACTAATCAGACAAAAAGAAGTTGCAAAAAGACAACTTGACGTCAGACATAGCATACACACAACAGATTCTGAAAAAATTGTTAAGAAAAACTCAATTGCTAAGCATGGTGAAAATACTCAAAAACTAGATACATCTATTGATTTAACATCTAGATTATTGCCTCCATCATATAGTACGTCAGATATTTTGGTTAGATTAGGATATGATCAAAACCACATTAAAAATTATTCTTCAACAAAGATTTGGCTTCAAACGTTAGAAGAACTAAAAGACATTTTACGTTATCATTCACTTGAATTTTTAGATATTGCGCCTAGTCGACAAAAGCGTGATGAGAATGGCGGCACGATCACCAAGAATGCCACCAAAGAATTCTTTACCTTTAACGAAGAGTTGACATCATTAATACGTCTCAAAGAATTCTATAACCTCGCCTCGTGGCAAATAACAAAGGTTGTCGGTGAAATTGAAGCTTCGTGGAAAATTTTATATCGAAACGTACATTTTTCATCGCAAGAAGTGCGTATAGCGGGAATGATAAATTTACTCTCTAAAGAGTACAGATATTCCTTAGGTTTAACGGACCCAGTTACACAACGTATTTTATCGGAGTATTTTTCATATGAAATTCGTACCGATGGAAATCTTGGGTTGTTTGATAATGTAATAGGATTAATAGGAAATCAAACATTCGATATTCCTGCAAAACAAACAAATTCATTAGCAAATCTCGCACATGTTCAACCAGCTGAAAATGTTGAAGTAGCGACATTCGAAACAAATTACGTTAACACACGTAATGGTAATCTTACACCAGGTGGTGTTTTTTATATTGATAGTGTTTTGAACAGTTCAGACGGACAAACATTTGATACTACTCGTTTATATGATCTTACAAATCTTTTAATTAAAACAGTCACACAGTTTCGTACGCTTGTTAATGGTATGAATTTGACTGGTGATTTTCATAGTATAAAATCTGATTTTGCAAATAGAAAACATGCAAATATTGTAGAAAATCCACAAGATCTTGTACGAGGGTTAATTGGATCACTCATTGATCTAAACACTGGAAATACTCAAGTTGCTATAAAACGTGATGCATTAAACAGTTTATTTACATTAGCTAATAAAAATTCAAAAGTTAAAGCATTATTGTTTACGTTGATGATGTTAAGAATTTCACGTTCATATCACTCTTCAACAAATAAATCTGTAAATTCAAATGCACTAACGTCTGATAACACACCAACGACAGATGTTTTGATTAATGAATTATTGATTGAACTTGAGGCTTCAGTTAAACATGCAAAAGCATTAACTCGTCACCAAAAAAGCATCAAACTTTCTGTTCATAAGGGTGACGAGACAACTGAATTAACAGGAACGGCAATCAAAGCACTATTAAAAGCAAATGCACCAACAACGCTAATGGCAACAGTTGATACATTTATGAAAAATATTTCATCTGCATTTAATGAAATCAATACTGACGACGGATTTACACGTTATAGCAAAGTTTCAGATACTAGCATAATGATGGTTTTATTTGATATTCTTATTCAGATGATATCAAAATTCTCAAGTCAGACATTTGTATCTGTTAGTAACGATAAACATAGTGAACCAACGTTTACAATTGTTACGTCAGAAACAAATAATAAGGAATTAGCTAATTTTTTGATTGGTCGAATAGACAAAGAAATTAGTTTAACACTTCAGATAGTTTATTCGATTTATAACTCTTTAGACATGTTAGGAAGATCAACACGAAATTTTTATAACTTTCTTAATAGTCCAAATTCTAAACAAACATTGAAAAAAATATCTGAAACATTACAAAATAATGATCTATTGAAAATGTTGATATCAGAACAACAGATTTATATGTTAGCTGCTACTGTACAAGATTTTATAGAAAACATTAAAAAGTCAAATGCTTCAAGTAAAACTGATGATGTAGATGGCGATGGCGACGTTGATGATAATGATGCATTAACCATTTTTGATGATTCTGTTATTTCGTCTAAGGTAAAAAATGCATTATTTGGATTTTTTGGTTCTGAGCAATATTCATCTAAACAAGGTAACAATAAAAAGATCTTGACTGTTGGTATTCCATTAGGATTTTCACATAAATTACAACAATTAGCATCAAAACAAAATGCACCTGCAAACAAACAATCAGATATTGTACAGGTTGTTGTATACAAGATTGATATTCAAAATAGCGATCTAAGTTATAAACCACAACGATTTTTGTTTGAGTTGTCACGATTTCCAACAAGAAATGATGACTTTTATTTACCAATTCCTGAAAATCCTTCACTTGATGAGATACTTCATGCAATTCCAACACGTGATTTTGGATCTAGTATAGAACCAACACATTCACCAGAATACTTTCCAATTAAATTGGGTGGTGTTCCAATAGGAACTAAGATAGCAATGTCAACGTCTGATTATTCATTTTTATCAAAAGAAGAAAAATCAGAAATTGTACGTAATCATGTTACAAGTTATTTGCTTGAAGTATACACAAAGTTGTTAACAGGTATTTCTTTAGGTGATTATGATTTTGATATGATTGATCATCCTAGGGAGATGAGTGATGAATTTGTGAAATTGATAGCCGAACATCACGTATCAGATATGGTTGAAAAAATGAATGTTAAAACTTCATCTATAAAAGATAACTCGCCCACAGGAGGAGTTCTATTTTCTAGAACATCGTCTGTAAACACCAAAAAACTAATGGAAAGTAGTTCAAAAAATAATCCATTAGCAAAAACTAAACACCGTGCGAATGTCTCTGGTGTAGCAGGTTCCGTTGATTTAAATGTGCAATTTGGTTCTATTCAATCTACGAACAATAATTCAATAGCTTCACAAAACGTGGGTGGAAATATTGGTCCTGATTTGTCGAGTGTTTCACATAGAAATGCACCCGTAGTATTACATGGCATAAGAACTATAAGCAATGTTTCACGTATGAAATCAACGTTGAGCGATCCTCAAACAATTGTTAAACGCTTATTGACACCAAAACAATTTGATCGTGTCTTTAATATAATAATAGATCCTGATAATTTTGAAATTGATTATGATCAAACAATGAAAACCGTTGCCGGCGTAGCTGCATTTCATCAGTTATTTCGTAAGGGAGACATTATTGCTGCGACCGAAAATGACGTAGCATTACAAACTCTCAAAAGTAGAAACAGTAACAGTTCAATACAAAAAAATTATAGACCATTTGTTCAAAATAGACAAGATCGTGAATCACATAAATTTTATTATAGAAATCGTGACAAGAACGAAGGCGACATAACATTAGAGAAATATTTTATTACAATTGAAACACTCGAAGAAGGAAATAAAAAATGAGTATTTCATTACCGTCAAAACAAGTTTACGTATTAAACGTACCAGACGTCGTCGATGTTTCTGCTGAATTTCAATATAATTTTTTTACTACAGATGAAAGTATTTCTGATAAAAGTGGCGTTCCAGCTAAATTTCTTCAAAAGAAAGTTGGTGAAATAGACAGTTCCTTTATTCAATATGCCACAACAAGGGCTCCAAGATTTGTAAAAATTAGATTTTCAAAACCTAAATTATCTGAGCCGGGGCGCCTGAGTACTGAATCAGTTCAAAAAAGAAATTCAACTATTTCAGCACAAAATGGATCACTTATTGCAGATAATCTAGACAAAGTTGTTTCAGAAGATAGTTTTTCATTGAATGATTTCGTTGCAATGAATTTTCATGACGGTGAAATAGATAACAAGTTATATAACTTTGTTTCTGGATCGCTAGCGATGAATACATTGCATCAACAAGGTGATAATAACGTGAGTGCATATAAGGCCGCAAGTTCTTATCATTCAGTTTTACCAAAACAGATCAAACCTCATTTTTTGTTTAGTTCATTAACAAAAATGTCAACGGCAAGCGGCGTACGTTTTCATAATGAAAATGGACAACGTATTTTTGAACAGTATTTTGAACGTCTTAAAAATGTTTCTGTGAATTCACAGATCAATAGTAAGTTATTTTTTGATATCACTAACAGAATAATCAAAGATCCTAATTCACAGTTTTCTGGTGATATGCACAATGCACATAAGTTTGCAAAAAAACTTTTAAATAATTCAAAAAATCTATTGTCGTTAAATGTATCAGATGCCGACTACAAAACATTTGTTCCTTTTATTGATGCAAAAATAATGAACACTGCCAACAATAACGATCATAATGGTCCTGTGATTGTTGGATATATCGTTGATAAGACAGAGGTATCATCTGATGGTACTACGATAGCACATGAACCGTTGATCATTGAAAATCCAAATACAGACTACATTGCAGATTTTAAAGTGAAATATAACACCGTATACACTTATGGTGTTCGAACAATTGCATTGTTTAATATCCCGGCATTTAATGAAAAAGACAACAATATTGCGATGTTACGAGTTTTAATTAGTTCAAGTCCTCAAAGTAAAGTTTATGTTCAGACAATTGAAACCGTGGCCCCTCCGGCACCATCTGATGTTAATTTTACGTGGAACTATGAAAGAGTTAATCCAACAACTGCTTTGCATGATCACTTTACTGGAAAGCCATTATTGAACACCGGAAAACCTGGAAGTTTATTAATACACTGGACATTTCCCCCAAATTCACAACGTGATATCAAAAAATTTCAAGTGTTTAGACGTAAAAATATTTATGAGCCATTTGAATTATTAAAAGTTTATGACTTTGATGATTCAGCAATTCATATGTCAGATCTCGAGAATCCACATCCAAGTTTGATAGAATATGTTACTTCTCCTTGTACATTTTTTTACGATGATGAATTTGATAAGGAAAAAAATTCTGTACGTGAAAATTCATTCATATATGCAATTGCTGCAATAGATGCCCATGGTTTAACGTCAAATTATTCTGCACAATATCAATTGTGGTTCAATCCATTTAAGAATTCACTTGAAAAAGCGTTAATTAGTCATACTGGAGCGCCAAAACCATATCCAAATTTATATCTCGAAGCCGATTTGTTTGTTGACACAATTAACGTGTCCGGTGATGATAGCAAAAGATTTAAGCTTTATTTCAATCCAGAGTATTATCATTTGTATGATGATAACAATAGAATCACACCCGTTCTAGCGACTAAACAAATTGGAGGGAAATATCAACTTCAATTTATCAATAAAGATAATCAAAAGAGTGCTACATTAACAGTTACTATTGATGATAATCTTAGACTAGCAAATAAAACTTTAGCATTCCCTAATGTAAGATTTGGAAGTCAAAGATTAAACACAACTTAATCTCTTTCATTAAAAGTCACACTGAATGGTTACACATCAACGTATTGATGATATATTTGGAAGCATGCTGCGACACTTCAAACAGATGAAGGACAAAATAAATGGGATTTCTTGATCACTCTTCTAATAACATCATTCTAGACGCCGTATTGACAGACGTTGGTCGTCAGTTTTTGGCACGTAACGATGGCAGTTTTTCAATTCATAAATTTGCTCTTGGCGATGACGAGGTAAATTATGGTATTATTTCAAAATATGGAAGAACTGTTGGTCGTGAAAAAATTGAAAAGAACACACCAATTTTTGAAGCATTGACAAATCAACAACATTCACAAAAATATAAATTGATTAGCGTGTCAAATCCAAACTTACTTAGGTTACCAACATTAACGTTGTCTGGTGATGCAAATGTTGATGGATTAAATAACACTGTAATACTGGGTAGAAATCAGACAAAGACTTCAACAATTACAGTTGAACAGACAATTAAGAATGAAACAACAATCGATGTCGAATTAAGAGATCAAACATTTGTTGTTGAGGTTCCAAATTTGTTCGTACAAATTCTAAGACAAACACCAGATAATATCGATGGACAACAGAGGGCAACGTATATTTTGACACGTTCAGCATCTGAAAATAGTTTTGGTGGAAGCAATGTGCAATTCACTATCTCTGTAAAGAGTTTGACCGATAGTTTGTTCACTGTTTATGGTACGACGGCAAATAAAGCAAAAATCAAAGCGTTTGTTAAAATCACTGGGGTTCAATCCGGAGCAGTGAAAGATATTGCAGTGATCATTGATAAGAACTTGTAAGGAAAAAAATGGCTATCTTTAAAGAAGTTTCAACGTCAGATATTAAAACGACACGTTCATTTTTGTCTCAGTTGATTGATGTTCTTCAAGAGGACGTTAGCGCATCAGTTTCAAGAAGAAAATATCAAGTGTTCGTTACTGGTGGAATTGGTCTTGGTCCTGGTGTAACAAGTTCTTTGTTTCAAACAATTTTTGATCAAGATTTTACGTTACAAACAGCGAATCCTATTTTTGATATGACGGTTGGACTCTTTTCAGGGGGTGCGACTGTTCTTTCATCACAGACTGGAACTGACGCCGCAGGAAAAGAATTGTTTCCAAGTTCTTCTTTGATGATGCGTGAAAAAATCGATAACTACAGACAATTTGCATCTGCATTATTGGGTGATTCTACGTTATCATTTTCATCGGCACTTGACTCTTCTGATACTGCTGACAAGATGGACGTTGCACTATTCATTGCATTTAAACGATTGTTTGCTCGTGATTCAATAAAACGAGAAACAATGGCAATTAAATTTTATCAATCAGCATCAATTATTGGTCCAAATCCATCAGCTCCTGCAGAAACATGGTATAGAGGTGTTGGTAATTTAGACTCGACGTCTGTTTCTGGTTCTGCAATTTATACTGATATTGGAGCAGCAACAAATAAATTGTCAACGTTTGGTGGTCAAGTTGGTAATATTGTAGATTCTGCAAATACATCACGAAACGTTGGTTTAATGTTTTATGATCGTGGCATTCTTGTTCTAGATCTTACAAAGATCACTAGTTCAAGTCAATATATGTCAGGTAACATTGATGCGATGACATCAACAGGTAGAACAACCTTAGGTGGAGCAAGAACCGAAACGGTTTTTAAATCAAAACTCATTCCAGACTTTTTGGTCTCTGCTAGTATTGATAATATCGTAGATCACATTGCAGCAACAAGGTTTCAATCTGGTTCACAAACTGCAATCACGTTTCAAAATACGACAAATATTAATAGTACTTTGATTTTCTGTAGAGCTGCCGCTGATGAATTTAATTACAGTGCAAATCCAACGTTCATTGATTCTGATGATAGGATTGTTGTAATTGACGTTGGTCAAGAAGACACTCAACAGAGTTTTACATTCGTGACATCAGTCGGAATGTACGATGCAAATGATAACTTACTTGCGGTTGCAAAACTTTCAAGACCCGTGGAAAAGAGTCCTGAAAGGGATTTGACACTTAGAGTTCGCCTTGATTTTGCTAAGAAGCGTTCATTCAGATACACAAAGTGAGATTATGTTAATATGTATGCTGAATGAGTTTCAGTTATACGTGTCAACATTGTGTTTCTTCATTTGAAACACATAAACGAAATAAAAAATTCTGTAAAAAAGAATGTTATTTTGCGTCAAAAAATCGACACATAACAAAAGTGTGTCCGGCATGTTTTGAACAATTTACTGTTGCATATCGATTTCGAGGACAAAAAACTTGTGGAACGAAATGTGCCGGTATCATAACGTCAAAAAGATTAAATACACGTGAAATAAAAAAGTGTTTAGGGTGCGACGCCTCATTTGAGGTAACACAATCATATAAAAACAAAGGAAAATATTGTTCTTTAAAGTGTTTTTACGAACACAAATATCAACGTATATCTCCTGTTGTTTCGCTTATATGTGAAAATTGTAAAAGTTCATTTGAACGATCTTTCATTAGACGTAAATCTAGATTTTGCTCAAAACACTGTGCTACGTCTGGTAAAAATAACGGTGCTTTTGGTAAGCCCGGGTCTATGACGGGTAAAAAAGCATGGAATAATGGGCTGACAACATTAACTGATGAAAGGTTAAAGACGTTGGGTATAACAATTTCCAAGTTACAAAAAGAACAATTTATGACTGGAAAACGAAATAATAAAGGATCGAATAATCCGAATCATGGAAACACGTCAGAAACATTGACTCCTGAAAAACGTAAACATTTTTCTGAAGCAGCGATTAAACGAGTTTTAGCCGGTGTTTCGGGTTACAAAACGGGTCATGTAACGGGAACATATGAATGTAAAAAATCATACAAGAACGTAAAATTCAAATCATCATGGGAACTGGCAGCAATGATGTTCTGGGATATCGATGTCAACATCACCTCGTACAGTTACGAACCAGAGATAATTGAAATTGATGATTTTCGACGGGCAATTCCTGATTTTTTAGTTGATTACGTTGATGGACGTCAAGAAATGATTGAAATTAAACCAACGGCAATTCAAGAGCTTCCAAACGTTAAAGAACGCCTGAACAAAGTTAAAGAAAAGATTGAACAAAGAAACATAACGTATAAATTGTTGGGAAACAAAGAAATATCTCAGATCATAAAATCATTAGGAAAGGAATTTGATGATGCGATCAAGCGCTATAAAAGTGGGGGCTAGAACATACGCAATAGCTTGTTTAGAAGATGAAGAATTCGAATTGTTATTGGCACAAAAAGGAATTCACAATGAATCAATAAAAAGTTTCATTGACTATGATGAACAACTGATAGTTTTGCGAAATAGACTGCATCCCGAACACATTCGTGAACTTATTCTTCATGAGTTAATTCATGCATGTTTAGAGGATTCTGGTGTGACACAAGATGAAATTGTTGAACAATTTGTTTCAGTTCTTGCACCTCGCCTAAATGATCTGTTAATAAATAAATTAGAAAATGTTATAAGTGAACTAACATTATAACTTATGAAAGTCAAACTTGTAGATCTTCGTCGTATCATACGTGAGGCAAAAATTGTCATACCTGCCAAACATTAGTTTACTCTTGGTCGTACACCCGTACACGAAGTATAGTTACGTCATCCGATATGTCAATCTACGAAGTTAAACCTGGCGACGTTGAATCATTTACGGTTATAACAAATCCAATTAGAAATTATGTTTCTAGTTCTATAACCGGTGCAGATGGTTCTGTTTTTGTGTTTGCACGTCGTTCTGAAATAGAAAAGGACTCTGGACCTAATTCTTCATTTGTAGATGCTACACATGATGAAAAAAATCTAGATCTAACACTTAACTCAGTTCAATATATTGGACGATATGCACACGCTACAATACCATCATCGATTCCGATGGTTCAATATGCACATGATAATTTCAATAGGATTTTAGAATCATATTTGATTGATGTCAATAATCAACGCTCTTCAACAAGAAAGAAAAAAGTTCTTGATGTGATTAGGTTCACACCATCATTTTCTTTTACATCAAACACAATGCGTAAATTGGTGGTAAAAGATATATTACAACCTTATTATTTGACGTCTTATCCATCGGCACATTGGGCATATACGAATTATAATAGTTTGAATTTTTTTACAGCTTCATCTGTTCCAACGTCTTCAGTTTTGTTGTATCCAAATATTGATGGCGGGCAATTTCACGAAGGGTATGTTAGTGGAACATATTCTCCTTCTGGTTCAATCAGTTTTGATTTTCATATTAATCCAAGACATAATCAAGATCAATCAGATCTTAATTTTCATGCCGGAACAATTTTTCATCTTTCTTCTTGTTATGCTGTTTCACTTGTAAGTGGTTCAGCAAAAGATCATAATGGAAAAACATCGGGTTATAGAATGTTGTTGCAACTTAGTCATAGTGCTGACATTCCTCCTTCTAAAGCTATTTCTGGAGCGTATCCAAATAACTTAGTGTTCTTATCAGATGATAATTCATTGACTTATAATCACTGGCACCACGTGGTAATCAGGTGGGGAACAAATTTGATAAACCAGGGAACTGGATCATTTAATATCGATGGGATAGATTGCGGTCAATTTGTTATTCCATCAGGAACAATCGCTCCAAAACTATACAATGCAACCAGAGCAAATCCAGATGTTTTATGTGTTGGAAATTATTACGAAGGTCGAAATAACGGATTTGATTCTCAGGCATACTTTTTTGCAAATGATCCCGCACTACGTGATGGCTTACACCAACTGATTAATGATGTGCCAGGAATCAATGAACCAATTTTTTACGCATTCAACCACCCGTTAAATGCAGAAGTTCATGATCTTGCGATAAAGCGTTATTACATGTCAAACAGCGACATCATAACATCGGCATCTGTCGGACCTAAATCGCTAGATGAATGGACAGCATTTTACCTTCCTCCTTTTTTCGTAGAAGATTCTCCCTTTAGACAATTTGTTGGTGATGGAGGAGGAATCTTACAGACACCATTTTTTGAAGTAGATGGTACGACCAATGATCCTTTCAATGCCGCATTATCATTTGGTGTGGGTGGACATTATATCAATATTGAAAACTTTTTACGAGACTTTGCTAGTGATGTTTTTCCACGAGTTCATCATATGACTGGTGTTGCATTACAATCATCAACAGAAGCCAAATCTGCAAATGATTTCTTATATGCTCAACCATTTGTTAAACGAAGAAACTTGCTCATTATGCCATGTGATGATGGTTTATTTGTTCCTAGCTATGAACTGTTAGCATCAGAAAGTATGCGCTCTACAGCAGTTGATGATCTAGGAATTGAAGAGTTAAGTTTCATTCATCTTGACAATGTGATTTTATCGTCTTCATATTTGTTTGGTTCTGACTTTGATGGTGATCTATCATATGTAAATGAATCAATCGGATTTACACCAGAACAACCAGGACTAGCACCAGGGAAAGCATTTCTTAATCACATTAAGAACGTTAGAATCGCAGTTGCTTCAGGTACATTTGATCCAGGAATACAAGACGGCGCGCCACTAACAATCTTCCAGCGAACAAAAGATCCTTCGTCAAATCAAGTGACATTCTTTGACATAAGCAACTTGTTCTATGGCAAACGAATTCTACCTGGTTCTTTTGTATTAAAAGATCCCAATTTGTCAGGTTCAGCAGGTGCATTCGGCATAACGCTTAAGGATGACACCCACGGGACAATTTATAGAGCTGATTGTGAAACGAGCGCATCAACATGGAATTCAGTTGGTACGATTTTTTATGATGAAGGTATAATCGCAATTAAGAATCCCCATCTGTACTTCTTTGGTAAAGAAGGTTATGAGATGAGCTTTCGTGGTGAACAAGGTATTCATGTTTTGAAGATTGAAGTGTTAGCGCCGTCAAACCAGTTGAATTCATCATCAAATCCAAACTTTAAATTGGTACCACCTTCTAGTTATGCAAATGATCCAGAAAAAGAATTTGTATACATCAGTGGAATCAATTTTCATGATGACAATTTAAATGTTGTTATGAAGACACAATTAGCACAACCGTTTATGAAGCGCCCGGGTGACGCTGTACGGTTTAAGGTGAAATTTGATATGTGAATTATCGATGCTAATTTCTTGATGCGTGATATCTTGATCG